CCAATCCGGCTTTATCCAGTTTGAGATTGATGCTATCGAGGGAGCCAGAGCGGAGAGAAAAGATAAGCCTAAGCATGAGGATTTTATGGATGCTATGTTAAGAGGTTTGTTTGGAGGCTCTGTAGGACATATCGAGATCACAGGTAAGAGAAACGGTAAGACCGATGAGGAGATCGCTGAGATCGTAGATAAAACCATTAAAGATATTATCTCTGGTATGGCAGGAGTAGAGCTGGAGGAGATCAAAGAGGGAAACGGATACACAGAGGTATATATTACAGGTAATGCTAATCCGATTGAGGTAAGAGAGTACATTGAGCGAGAGCTTAAGGATCGCTTAGCTATGGTGCTGTAAGGAGGGTATATATGAAAATCGTAGATGCAGGATATGAGATCTTAGATACCCTCAATGGAGAGGAAATCTTAAAGAAGATCGAGAGAGTAGCCAGAGTATGTTATAAGAGTGAGGACAAGATCACAGAGGGATCCGCTGAGAAGATGGTAAGAGCTCTTATTAAGAGTAATCACATGGCGATGCTGGAGCATTACTCTTTTAGCGTAAAGTTTATCTGTGATAGAGGTGTATCACATGAGATTGTACGCCACAGAGTAGCCAGCTATGCACAGGAGAGTACAAGGTATTGTAATTACAATAAAAGCGGAGATGTAGCTTTTATCCGCCCTGTATTCTTTGAGGAGGATACTCCAGAGATGGATAATTGGTTAGAGAGCTGTATGAGAGCAGAGAAAACATATAACTATCTGATTAGTGAGGGAAGAACTCCACAGGAGGCAAGATCTGTATTACCTAACAGCCTCAAAACAGAGGTAGTAATGACAGCTAACCTTAGAGAGTGGAGGCACTTCTTAAGCCTCAGAGCTTGCGGATCTACAGGAAAGCCTCATCCGCAGATGTTAGAGGTAGCAGTACCGCTCTTAAAGGAGCTTAGAGAGAGAGTACCTGTGGTATTTGATGATCTGGAGCCTATGGAGTGGGAAACAGTTAAATAAAGGCAGAGGTTAGGGAGGGAGAGCTGTAAAAGGCTCTCCTTTTCAGTTAGGAGGGATTATATGATTATCTTAGTAGGGATTGGATGCTTTATATTAGGAGGCATTGTAGGAGTAATAACTATGGGTTTATGTGTAGCAAGCTCTAACAGTAGGGTGGAGCTGGAGAATAGACAAAAGGAGGATAAAGAGTAATGCAGATAGTAAGCGGAGATATAACCAGAGATATTACTGGAGAGATTGTATATCTTAAGGCATATAAGCAGATGGTAGGAGAGGTAACGGAGTACAGCACCTCAAAGAATACAGCCACAGTAAAGCTCTGTGATACAGGGCTGGAGATAACAGTATCTTTAGATGAGATTGAGAGTACAGGAAGTACACAGCCTCATAGAGCTTTTAATAGTGAGGTACATATCTTAGGAACAAGATACAGTATCCGTATCATAGATGAGGATGATTACAGATATGATAGAGAGGCGGATGGATGGTGTGATCCTAGTGTAAAGGAGATCCTTATTTTTAACTATAAGCAGAGTGCGGAGAGTGTAAAGGATCTGATAGCATATCAGAAAAAGGTACTCCGCCATGAGATAGTACACGCTTTTCTCTATGAGAGTGGTTTATGGCAAAATGCCTACGGTAGTAAGTGCTGGGCTAAAAATGAGGAGATGATAGATTGGATGGCTATACAGATCCCTAAGATCCAGAGAGCATATAAGGAGGCGTACTGTGATGAGTGATTTAGGAAGATGCAAACATACACTCTATATCCTTAAGCATAAGCCAGAATATACAAAAGGCTGGGGCTGGAGGTGTAGATACTGTGGTAGGACTTATAAAGACCTCAGAGAGGAGGCAGAGTATAAGGAGCGTGAGAGGAGGAGTAGAACGTGGTAGCAGGATTATTAAAGCTGGTATTTATTCTCTGTACCATAGCGGTAGTAGGATTATCGGTAGTAGATACACTCTGGTTTAATGCTATGCCAGAGAGTAACCGTTATAAGAATGTACAGGCGTTTAATGTGGTTACACTGTGGATCGTAGCTATAGTACTTATTATTAAACTGGTAACGATGTAGGGAGCTAATAGGCTCCCTTTTATTATGCGTAGAAAGGAGGTTAGGCGGATGTGTTAGATTATAAAGTAGTATCCCTAGTAGAGGATAAGCTAGGGGAGGTACAGGATCAGAGAGAAAGAGATGCTATGATAAAGTACCTCATACAGGAGGCAGATTTTGAGATAGCGTATTATCTGGTATGCACCTATATTACTAAGAGAAATGTAATGGATCTCCATAAGAGCATTATCTCTAACATATCGAATAGTAAGAGCACGCTGGATCTAGCCCCTAGAGGTTTCGGTAAAAGTACTGTAGGCGATGTGGATTATTGTATTACAAGGATCCTCAGAGATCCTAATATCCGTATTATGATAGGATCTAAAACACAAACACAGGCGGAGGCGTTTCTTAAAGAGGTTCGTACTCACTTTGAGCAGAATGAGGATCTTATTAGGATTTTCGGAGATTGGAAAACCAGTAAGGATAATGTGTGGAATGATAGAGAGTTTACGGTAAATAAGAGGAGCATTATTAAGAAAGAGGCTACTCTAACAGCACTAGGAGCCTCTGGAGCGGTTATTTCTAAGCACTTTGATGTAATTATAGGCGATGACTTAGTAGGGCTAGAAAATGCCAGAACAGAAAAGCAGAGGAGTAACCTTAAGGAGTGGTTTTATAGCTCTCTTTTCCCTACCCTAGAGCCAGATGGAGAGATCCATATACTAGGTACACGATATAACCCACTGGATCTGTATGAGGATCTGATAAAGAGTAAGGATTATGTGGTAAACACACAGAGAGCTATAAGAGTGGTAAACGGTAAGAAAGTATCTCTCTGGGAGGAAAAGTTTAGCTTAGAGAGGCTGGAGGCTATTCTTAAGCAATCTGGTAAGATCATTTTCAATATGCAGTATCAAAATGATACAGAGCTGGCAAAGGGTAAAATCTTTAAGGCTCAGTATTTCAGATATTACGAGGAGTACAAGATTGATTATGATTTTCAGACCGCTAAGGTACGAGTTAAAACAGAGGATGGTATAGATCAGTGGATCAAGGTAAGGCTTTGTTTTGGCTGTGACTTAGCAATATCGGAGAAAGAGCAGGATAAAGGAGATTATTTTGTACTCATGGTAATAGGGGTAGATGCAGATCATAATGTGTATGTACTGGATTATGTGAAAGAGAGATTAACCTTTAATACCCAACTTAATACCATTATTGACTATGGTAGAAATAAATTCCCTATGGTAGAGCGGATCGGAGTAGAAACAGTAGCTTACCAGAAATCCTTAGCACAGGAGCTTAGGAGATTATCTTTACTCCCTATTATCAATATCAATACCTCTAAGGATAAAGTAACAAGAGCTATGAGGAGATCGGCTAACTTTGAAAACCACAAGGTATACTTTAGAGAGGATATGGATGATCTGGAGGAGTGCTTACTGTTATTCCCAGAGGTGGATCACGATGATTTATTTGATGCTTTAGATTTTGCTATGACTATGGCAGATGGCGGTAATGAGATCAGAGTACTTAAAAGAGAAGATTTTAGAATTTAGTGTAAAAGCCCTAATAAGTGAGGGCTTATTTTTATGCAGAAAAGGAGGATATAAGCAATATGGCAGAGCTTAGCAGACCGATAGACAGAGAGTTTAATGTAGAAGTTGAGGGAGGCAGATTTAGCACCAGTTTTCTTAATGATCTGGTAGATACTCATGTAAATAAGATCGCTCCCAGATATGTAAAGTTTCAAAAGCTGTACGAGGGTAAGCATAAGATCCAGAACAGACCGAGAAAAGATAAAAACAAGCCTAATAACAAGCTGGTAAATGACTTTTTCGGACAGACGATTGATAACACAGTAGGTTATTTTCTGGGTAATCCTATTGTACTTAACTATACAGAGCCTAAAAAGGATAAGGCACCTGTAGAGGCAGATCCAGCGGATGTAGGAGTAGACCTTACAGAGCTGGAGGATACAGCGGTACAGGATGAGTTAGATAAGATCTGTAGCGATAACGATAAAGACGATCTTTTTATAGAGTGGGGTAAGGAGGCTATGATTAAGGGCTTATCCCATATCTTAGTATATCAAGATGAGGAGAGCCATACTAAGATGATGAGGGTATCCCCAGAGGATCTTATTGTGGTTTATAAGAATAGCTCTACAAAGGAGCCAGCCTATAAGATCCGCCTGTATGATATTGATACAGAGGATACAAAGAGAACTACCCACTATGCAGAGGTATACAGCCCTACTAAGGTAGAGATTTTTAAGTGTATAGATGATGGCTCCTGTGGGGTTACAGGAAAAGGCAAGGCTAGACAGTTTGCAAGCTATGAGTTTGTAGAAGAAAAGCCTCATATTTACGGTAGGATCCCTATTATCACTGTTTATAACAATGAGGAGCAGATGAGCGATCTTGAAAAGATAGAAACATTGGTAAATGACTATGATAAGGTGCTCTCTGATGTATCTAATGAGTTTGAGGCATTTAGAAACGCCTATTTAATGCTTAAAAACATGACAGCCAGCGGAGATAATATCCAAAAACTCAAAGATGAGGGAATTATTGAGGTAATGGAGAATGGAGATGTTAAGTTTATCACTAAGGAGATCCAGACGGAGGCACTAGAGAACCATCTTAACAGGCTGGAGAAGAATATCCACAAGTTTTCCGCTGTACCAGATCTCTCAGATGAGAACTTTGCAGGAAATCTTAGCGGTGTAGCTATCAGATTTAAGCTCTTTGGGCTGGAAACTAAGTGTATTATCAAAGAGAGAAAAATGGAAAAGGCTATAAAGGAGCTGGTAAGAGTGCTTAGTGTGCCTATTCATGTAAATACAGGGCGTGAGGTGGATGTACTTAACCTCAAAGTGGAGTTTAGTAGGAATGTACCTAACAATCTTACAGAAATTGTAGATACAGTAACTAAGCTAGATGGAAAAGTGGATAAGGAAACACTCCTCAGCTTACTCCCATTCATTGATAACCCTAAGGAAGTGCTGGAAAAGCTGGAGGCAGATAAGGAAAGAGATAGGCAGAATACAGATCCTTACTCTACTCAGAATATTACAGAGGATAGTAATTACTTATTCCCTAACCTTAACGCACAGAATAGCAGACAGGAGGCTTTAAATGCACAGGAGGCTACAATTCCTCAGCCAGAACAGTAAAAGGGCTATATGAGGCTGTAAGGAGGTGTAAAGAGTGGCTAATGTAGGCTATATAAACAAAGAAGTAGCGAAAATGTACGATATCCCATACTCAGAGCTTACTCCAGAGCAGAAAAAGATCCTCTATGAGGACAGTGTGAGGAGAGCTAAGCTCATTAAGGAGCGTGAGGAGGCAGTACTTAAAAATAATCTCAAAGCGTTTGAGGATGAGGCTAAGATGGAGAAAGTCTTAGCCTCTATTTATGCTAGTTGCCAGAAAGAGATCCTTGCCAGCGTAACAGAAACCATAGCAAAGGTACAAAAGGCAGGGGGGGAGTGGAGCTATGCTAATCAATCAGCACTCACACGGAGTAGAGGATTATTTGAGCAGATCGGAGAGCAGATAAAAGCTTTAGGACAGAAAGAGCAGATTACCTTTAGGCAGGGGCTTAGTAATATCTATACGGATCAGTTTTTAAGGCAGGTATACGATCTGGGGCAGAGCATAACGGTAAAGGCTAACTTTAATAGGCTTAATCCAGCTCTGGTACAGAAAACCTTAGATTATCCGTGGAGCGGTGCTATGTTCTCAGATAGGCTCTGGCAAGATAAGGAGAGGCTGGGTAGAAATCTCCGTGTAGGACTTACTCAGAGTATGATACTGGGAGAGGGAATACCTCAGATCACGGATAGGATCAATAAGGGCATAGATACAGCCAGATATAACGCTGAGAGGGTAGCGAGGACAGAAACAAAGAGAGTTACCTACTGTGCTCACGATGATGTATATAAAGATACTGGGGTGGAGGAGCTTAGATACCGCTGTGCTAATGGCGGAGATAGTAGAACTTGCCAGTATTGCAGGGCGGATAATGGTAAGGTATTCAAGAGAGGAGAGGAGCCTACTCTTCCACGCCATCCTAACTGTAGATGTGTATATATCCCTGTAGTGAGTGATACCTTTGAGGATAATGAGCTTAACGAGCTTACAGGATCCGTTAGAGGTGCTGAGAACTACGAGAAGTGGAGAGTTGAGCAGGATGAGCAACTTAAACAGCAAAAACTTTTACAGGAGGCAGAGGAAAAGAAATTAGAGTTAGAGGATGCAAATTTTGAGCTTGCATATTTAGCTCATAGTGGAGGTACTGATGGTACAGGTAAGTATAGCGGTATCTGGATACAAGATGTAACTGTAGAGGATTATGCAGTAAAAAAGGATAAGATACCTAATAAATACGCTTATTTTGATTTACAGCTATCTCAAACAACAGGGGCGGATTATGAAAAGTTTGTACAACTCAAAGAAAGCCTTACAGAATTTGAGCAAAAAGGTAAGGAATATGAGTTACAAGCTAAGAAAGTAAAAAACCTCAAAAAAGAGTTGGAGGAGGCTCAGAAAAAGGCTGGTATTTGGGTAGATAATCCATACTCTGAGGAGCGTAAAAATGATGCTTACTGGTTTCAAAATACATCAGATGCAGATACAGTACTCAGAGGTGTATGTGGTAAGGTGTGGAAAAAGGCTACAGCTCCACAGAAACACGCTACTTGGGATTATACCTTTGGTAGTGGTAAATTTAATAGACCACTGACAGGACACGCTGGAGGATGGTATAATAAAATTGGAAATAAAAAGGTAAGTCTTAACTATGAGGGGGCTGGGGATGAGATCCGTAAAATGACTACACTTATTGATAAGTCTGAGTATGATTTTGATATATGGTTACAAAGAGGTTGCGGATCTGAGGCTATTGATAGTATGTTAGGAATTACTGGTT